CACTGTATAAATTTACATAAATATCTTTCATGGTATTTCTCCTTAATTTTATTTTTGTTACTTACGTTAAAGGTTCAGTTATCACCGCAAAAGGTACTGTTGCCGCTACATTCAGATCAACGTAATACTTACCGGCCTTGGGCCCTTCGTAATCGTTAACCATTAAAAAATCTGAAATAGGCTTAGATGCCTTACTTCCGCCAACGGTTAAAACTCTTTCACTCATGATATTCTCCTTTATTGCAGGCCTCAAACTACGCCTGCTGAGATTTAAAGGGTTAAATTACATTCGGCCTTGCAAATTCTCCGAACAATTCAAAAGATTTTTTATTATACGCAATAGCGGCGAGTTCTGGCGATTGAGTTCGTCAAAATCTTCATCGTCTACTAAAGTTTTCCCGCCATTCGTTAATTCAATCTCTTTCATATCGTCCTCTTGATAACCCTCATGTTGCTTCGGGGGAATCGGTGAGGTTTTCCGACTTTCAGGCTTAAGTCCCTACCCCCGAAGATCAAAAGTTAAGCGGCCTTAGACAGATTAACATGTAAGCAATGCATCTTTCTGTTCGTGCAAATCAAATTTCCCTGCCATCTCGTATTGGCCGATATCACATCCGGCTGTCCGAGAACTGACTTGTCAAGCCACACCGGCTTGGTGAAATTGAAATCCTTATGCGCTTTCAACCCCAAATAGTTGAGATTGAGTGCAAACAGCCAGCCGGCTGGGACGCCACTATCGGATACAATAGGAGCGCCTTTGTGCATGATGTTTCTCCATCCGGCCTGAACCATGACATCGTTTGTGTATCTTTGCTGCGGATGTAAGGACAACTCGTAGGCATCTTTCAATAGTGCCGTTGTGCAACAGAAATTGGGCAGTTTACTGTCAACGTCGCCTGCCGCAGGTGCTCTGAAAATGCCCTGCATAGTCTCGAAACACATGGTTTCTGCTGTCTCGATGACGTTGTTTATCCAGTTCGGCTCTTCAGACAGGGCGATACATCCGTATTCAACACTTGTCGCACCCTTGACTCCGGCGGCGCTTACATTGAATAAGTCCAACAAACCGTTTATGCCGTCACCTGTGCCCCTTGCACTCATAATCTGTGCCGCAAGATCAACACGGGCAGACTCTTTGATGTTTTCCATGTATTGATTGGTTAATCGGATTACCGCTTCCGAGCCGGAGTTCTTAACCTTGTCGTCAAGATTCAACGTATTGGAACCGTAGGCACCACCCCATCCGAATCGGGCCGCAGTCACAAGGTCTTTCTTGGACTGATTAATTACGGTAGTTGCTCCGTAGGTGCCGTGATTTGAATTCGCATTGAGCAGCGGAACTTTAATCATAGTTCCGCCGTCAACAGTTTCTTCGGGCTGGACAATAAGACTATCTTCCGCTTTTGCCTTGCCGCAAAGCGCCCATAAAAGAGCCGATGCAGTATTAAAAATATCTTCTGGAACAACAGAGTTCCAGTATACTTCGGTTGTTGCATTTAATTGATTTTGTAAAGTCATAGCTATATCTCCTTATACAAGGACGATTACCCGCTTAACTTGGCCAAAGCTTCGGCCATAGCAGCGTCACGCTCCTTGCCGGTTAGTATTGTTTTGTTAGTGGTCTGTCCGGGACTTTGTCCTTTTATGATCACCGTTCCTGTTTTATCCCTCCCTGCTTGCAGTTTAAGGGCTTCCATCATTTCTGCGTTTTTTTGTTCCAGTGCGGCTGCTCTTGCTTCCGCATCAGCAGCCTTGATTTCAGCGAACGCCGACATTTTGTCATGCATCCCGGTAGAATCGTTGGCGATAAAATCATTTATTCGCTGTTGCATTTCCGGGGTGTTGAATGTGGGATTTGCCTTGAGGAATTCTCTCTGCGATGTTTTTATATCGCGTTCCTGTAATTCCTTCTGAAAGAGCTTCCCAGCCTCACCAAGGACAGTATTTTTAACTTTTTCGGCTGTTAGTTGATTAGATTTTGACATCAACTTAGCAAGTTCGCCCTGATATTTTTCACTCAAAGGATCAAGTTTCTCTATCTGAGCGTTTACGTTTGCAATTTCCGAATCGTAATCAATACCTTCCGCCTTTTCCTTTCCGTATCCCGGTTGAGATTTCTCTTTGGTAAGGGTTTCTTTTAGGGTTTCGGCTAAGGTCTGCGCTTGATTGCGTATTTGCCCCAGTTCGTTCCCCTGCTCTCCAAGTTTCTTTTCCAGATTTGTCCTCTGCGCCTGTTCTTTGACNAATGCAGCAGCTAACTCTTCCGGGGTCTTAAAACCTGTCCCAGCAATTCCTTTATCTTCGCTTTGATCATTCACATTCTCTTCCATTTTTTTCTCTCCATTTCCCGGACTCAGTATGATTTTCGGCTACCCTTGCGGACCGATGGCTGAGCTACCCGATTTTGGTATTAAAAAAAAGCCCAGATTGTACGGACACGTTTGTGTTTGTCGTACAGTCTGGGCTTTAGCTACCTTCTTAAAGGACTTAAGTACCCCTTATATCCTTAAAATAATAACGGTTGACTGAGCATTCTATTTACCTTGTTTTAAAATACACACCTTTGTATTGTCTTGCATATACGCTGATCCTATGAATCCTTGCGAGAAATCTAGGATTAATGTTAATTCAACCCTACCAGAAACTTTATCCAATATCAAGTTTTTTATTTTCTCTCTGCAAAAAGAGATTATGGCTTCAATTTTCTGTTCTTTGTCGTCCACATCGTCACCCAATAGTTGTAAGCCCATTTCGTGACAAATACTTCTTATGCTCTGTCCGCGACTCGATGTGCTGTGCATCATTCGGCAAGGTGTCTAACGACGATTTTAACCATTTCACATCATTAATAGAGTCACACAGTATCGCACCACTTTTGGGAATTATCCGCCTGGCCATGCGTCCACACCCTTTTGTTTGGCACCTGGCCTTTTTAGGGATATTGTCTATCCGATGGAACTTTTCGGTTATTTTTTTACATCTCGGACAACTATATTCGTAGATAGGCATTCACACACTCCTTTAGACTTTTTTAGTTTTTTCTTTTCCGCTTCTTTTCCATTACGAATTTCTCCCAATAATCCAATCAATGCTGTATACGTAATTTTTTGAACATACGAAAAGACAAGCTCGTCTCCTTCGATAAAATTTCTTCTATTTAAAAAATCCTCAACAAGTTTAAATGTATTTTCCTTAAATCGTAACTCAAACAAACCTTTAAACATTGCTTCTACTCGCGCAGCCAACTTGTCCTCTTCTTCTAATGTAATTCCGTACTGTCTTCTTAAAGATTCCATGTTGTTTCTCCTCCTCCTTATGTTTTTGTTTTATTTTTGATCGTTTCCCTGCGTTTGCAACGATGATTGCATGACAAAATCTCTTAGCTGAATAGCCGTCTCTTCCGGCAAACCAGCATCAACTAAAACCTGAAGCGCCTGTTCTGTTTGAGATTCAGCATTTCTTTCTAAAATCTCTTTCCATCCGGGAAATCCGATGGATTCAAGTGTTGCTTGTTGGTCAATGACGCCCATTTCTTTTAACTTTAGCGCTAAATCTTGCCATTGAAGTTTTGTTCTTGGCGTTGATGAACCTGACTCAACCACATAACCAAACTTTCTCCCGGCGAACTCTACACCTGCAAATGGCANCTGTTCGTCCGCCACATTAACAGAATCAGGACGTGTCCCAAAATTTTGATACAATCCTATTGCCCACTTGGATCTCTCTTCTGCTAGAAAATCAACAGAAGAAGTCTTGGTCAGCATTAAGACCTGATTACGTTCTTGAAGCGCCTGAATCGCCGCATAAGCGATAACTCCATTTGGTGCTTGCCCCCTGTCGGCGTCCTCTATAGCGTAAATACGATCAAAATTTCGTATAAGCAATTCTAGGACGCGAAAAAATGTTTCCGGNAAATTGGGTATTTGCATAAACTCAATCCGGGCATTCGGNATGGTCGGCATCAAAACCATCCTGCCGGGTTTACTGATAGAATTTTCTATCATTTCTTTAGTTATTCCACAATGTTGCTGCACAATTAACGGTGGAGCCATAACGTTGATTACATAATTGATAAGTTTAGAGAAAATGAGATTGATTTTAACTATCAGATCTCCGACCTGTTCAGCCGCTGCAAATCCATAAATTGTAACACCATCTTTGTAGGAATTTGCAACATAGCAGGGCAATCTCCCCCAAGGGTATGTTGTTGAAGCAAGTTCATCTGCCAGNTCTGGATTAAGATTTGGGTTTGCATTATCGTCAAGGATAATTATTCCGCTCTTAATAGCCGGGTCTTTGCTTTTGGAAATCGTTATTTTTCGTATTCCGTCGCGATACACTTTTTTCTTTATTGTTGTTATTCTAACTTGAGGAGCCCCGTTTTCGTCTATAAAGGGTTCTTCTGTTTTTTCTTCTGTTTCGCGGTCATCTCTTAACCAAACCTCAATTACCAGACAACGTTCAAGGATTTTTGTGTCTTGTCCGGCAACCTCTCTAGTTACGGTCATAGCATCAGTATAATTTCCAATACTCTTCTCTATTCCGTAACCTTGTGTCTTGTATGTTTCCCGGACTGTGCCCATTAAATCATAAGCATCATCTTTAGCAATATCCTTTACTTTAAAAATACTCTCTATGCTAGAAACGAAATCAATGTACGCATAACAGATATACGGAGCTTCCTCTGCTATATTATCCCAGTTTCCGGGACATGGGAAAATACTATACGGGTCTGTCACTGCAATATCGGGGCGAAATCTTCCTTTGTCCCAATAGGGTTTTTCCGGTGTAAATCCGTATATTTCCATCTGCCTGGAGGATGCGCGTGTCTTTGATTGTTGATTAGTGTCCTTCCACCATTTTTTTAGGACNATAGACAGGATATTTTCAGAACCGTCACTTTGTCCATCAAGGTCAACTACTTCTCCGGTAGGTTCTCTTGCAGTAATGTTTGAGACAGTTCTTTCCACATTGGCAAAATAGAGATTAATCGGAGTAAGGACTTTCTTTTTGCGTGGAGCTCCTTTGCGGCCTGATTGCTGCGTATCCTGATTCCCTCGATACAAGGCGAAATTATTATTAAAATCGTCATGTTTTCCCAAGCGTTCTTTCTCGTTTTTTGCCGCTTCAAAAAGCGAAAATGCGAATTCTCCTACATCAGGATCATTTTTTGGTGGCACATTTGATAGACTCCAATCATTTTTAACCATGTTTCTCTCCTCTCACAAACCCACTCTTGCGTTCGCTATTCTTATCGCTTTTTTTTCGTCTCCTGTTTCTTTCAATATTGCATTGGCTATCTGAGCGGCTTTTTTTGCTTGTTTATCCGACAATTTATTGTTGTGCTTTTTTCTAAATTCTTCTGCTGTCCAGGGCATTTGACGTTCCTCATTTTTGACT